CATGCTCGGTGACACTTTCAGCGATTACCAGGCATATGGCATCAGCGGGTGCACCTCCGCCGATGTGCTCCAGTTCGCACCCCAGGCGCTCGCTGTAGATGTCGAGGCGGTTTTCATCCTGATTGGCGTCAACGACCAGCCAACCAGTGCCGCCCTGGCTAATGCGCTGGTGGCCAACGTCAAGGCCATCATTGATCTGGCCCGCGCGAAGGCCCGGCGCATCTATGTATTGGACATCTTCCCATGGCCAGGTGGGACACAGACGCAGCAGCAGTATCTTGCGCGCGCATCGAACGCTATCCGCGCCTATTGCCAGACCAAATCGAACACCAGGTTCGTCTCGGCCTACGACGAGATGTTCGCCCCCAATGCCTCGTCGATCAGCAGCTACGCCAACGCGCGCACTGGCGTCTATAACCCAGCAGATAGCCTGCACCTGATGCCGTTCGGTGGCTATCTGGTCGGCGCGCGCGTCGTCGCCGCCGTGCAGCAAGACTACCAGCTTGAGTCCCCGCGTCGGTGTGCACTCGATACGTGGGACAGCACCATGCAGGTCGGCGCGCTCAACCTCAATCCAGGCCTGCGTGGCACTGCTGGCTCGGTGCAGGGTAGCGCCGGGATCACCGGGACTGCTCCCGATTCCTATAACCTGACCCGCAGCGGCAGCACGCAGACCTGCACCACCAGTTTTGATGCAGCCACCGACAACGGCCCGGATTGGTGGTCTATGTCGGTAGCCGGCGCGACTGCTGGCGATTATCACATGCTCAAGCAATCGGTTACATTGCCATCTGGTGTGACCCCTGGGACTGACTATGTGCAGTTGGTGGTCGAATGCATGATTGGCGCGATGACCACCCCGGGCATTGCAATCTGCCAAGCTCAGATCAACTCCAACAGCAATTTGCAAAGCTCCTATCCGGTCCAGATCACCACGGGCCGGAACCTCGACGTTTTCACGACCCAGAACCCCGTGCTCCATCTTCGTGGCGAGCCCATGAAGTTGCTGGCCTCCGCGACGGGTTTTGACGTGCTTCTCCGCGTCGGTGCGGCCGCTTCCGGGGGCGCTGGCAAGGTGAGTTTCCGCAAGCTCCGTCTGGAGAAGTGCGCGGGTCCGATTTACCCATAACTCTACTTTTTTATAGTAGCAACAGATTATCAAGGAGCATGAATATGCAAGGTAAAGATCAAGGTTTCAACAGTAAGGTCCCGGTTCCGGCCTCCAAGCCCACCATCGGCAAGGACATCCCCGCCGACAGCGGCAAAGGCATCGGCAAACCGGGTTCCCCTGTCAAAACCGTCCCCGACAGTGGCATCACCGCCAAGAACACGCCATTCGGCAGCGGCAACGGCGTCATTAACGGAAAGGTATAACCCATGAGCGAAATCTACACCGGCGCCAGTGAGCAAGTGAGCGCCGACGCCCCCGATGCGACCCCTGGCAAAGTCATGGCTCAGCTGACCCTGTACGAGACGCCAATCGGCGCAATGGCCATTGAGGGCTGCCACGTCGGCGAGTTCGACCCGAACATCCAGCAGCACCGCCTGCTGCAACTGATCATGGATGAGATCCTGCCGCAGCTCGTGCAGCCAGCGGCCTTCGGCGCCGCCGAGCAGACCCACGAATCCACGGAGACGCCACAATGAGCCCGACCACTCCAGCGGCCGCAGCACCAATGGCCGGCGACCCCACCCAAGGCGCAACCACCGGTGACCCGACCAGCGACCAGACCGGCCTGGTGGTATGCATCGCCGCGCTACCGGACGGCACGTACCAGATCTATCAGCAGGGCGACCAGGACGCAGATGATAGCCAAGCTGCCCCTGACGCATCCGGCGCCGGCGGCGCTCCAGGCGCAGACGATGGTGCTGGCGGTGGCTCGCAGACCGCCGACAACATCGACGACGCCCTGGCCATTGCGGCGCAGATGCTGCAGGAAGGCTCTGGTGATGATGACTCCGGCGCCGGCGGTGACGACAACGCCATGCTCTCGCCTGATGACGCTAAGGCCGCCTGGAATCAGATGGCCGCACAGCGCGATAAGAAGCGCGCCCAAGGCATGTAAAGCATGATGCACGCGGTCCAATCCAGCAACATCGCCAAGGTGGGCCACGACGGCCGCGCGCTGATCGTGGAGTTCACCAATGGCTCGACGTATCGGTATGAGGGAGTCCCGGCGCATGAGCTGCAGCCACTGCTGCGCGCGAAGTCCGTCGGCGCGCACTTCGCGGCGAATATTCGCGACCGCTATATCGGCAAGAGGGTTTGACCGTGGCTAAAAAGGAATCAGCACCTGATTGGGAGGCGATTGAGCGAACCTACCGTGCCGGTGTTCTTTCGTTGCGAGAGATTGCTGCATTACATCCAGGCTCAAATCACACAGCTATCGCACGGCACGCAAAAAGGGAAGGGTGGGTTCGCGATCTAGCCTCACGCATAAAAGCAAAGGCCAATGATCTTGTTACAAGGCAGTCTGTTACAAAACCTGTTACAGCAGAACAGCGTGTAACAGATACGCAGATCGTCGATGCAAATGCTCAGGTCATTGCGGATATTCGCATTGCTCACCGCAGTGATATCCGTAGCGGGCGCGCGCTGACGATGGCGCTCTTCCGTGAGCTTGAGGTAGAAACTGGCGATATCGCTTCTCTAATCAAGCTCGGTGAGTTGATGGAGGCACCTGACGAGAAGGGTGTCGACAAGCTTCGTGATCTGTATTTGAAAGTAATCAGCCTGCCTTCGCGTACCGACACTATGAAAAAATTGTCCGAGACGTTGAAGAACCTCATCGCATTAGAGCGCCAGGCGTTCGGCATTGAGGATGGCGCAACGGGTACCGGTTCCCATGAATCAGCGATAGACGAGTTGGCATAGTGTGGACGCAAAGGAAAAGGCGATACGCCAGAAGTTAAAGGATGACTTCCCGCATTACGCGTCCAAGTGTCTAAAGATACGAACGAAGAGTGGCAAGGTTGTTCCGCTCACACTTAATGACGCGCAGTTGTACATTCATCAGCGCGTCGAAGAGCAGCGAGCGGCGACTGGCAAAGTTCGTGCTGTCATTCTTAAGGGGCGTCAGCAGGGGTGTAGTACATACATTGAAGGCCGCTTTTATTGGCGGGTTTCGCATACTCGTGGCGTCCGGGCATTCATTCTCACGCACGAGGAAGAGGCCACTAACAACCTATTTGAGTTGGCCAACAGGTATCACGAAAATTGCCCCGCTTTAGTTAAGCCCAGCACAAGCGCGGCGAACGCGAAAGAATTGCACTTCGATAAACTGGACTCGGGCTACAAAGTCGGCACCGCTGGCAACAAGGCAGTGGGGCGAAGCTCTACTGTGCAGCTTTTCCATGGCTCCGAGGTTGGATTCTGGCCTAACGCGCAGCAGCACGCGGCAGGAATTATCCAAGCCATCCCGGATGAGGAGGGCACCGAGATATTCAAGGAATCGACCGCCAATGGCGTCGGCAACTACTTTCACAAAGAATGGCAAGACGCTGAGTCTGGCCGATCTGACTACATCGCCATTTTCATCCCATGGTACTGGTCCGATGAATACCGGCGCGATGTGCCGGCCGGCTTCCGTCTGGATACCGAAGAGCGGGTCTATGCGGAAGCCTATAACCTGGACTACGAACAAATGGCTTGGCGAAGGAGCAAGATCATTGAACTGAAAGACCCCATGCTATTCAAGCAGGAATATCCAGCGACAGCTGCTGAGGCATTCCAAGTTTCTGGGCTAGACCCATACATCAAGCCCGAGACGGTGCTTGCAGCGCGCTCCGCGATTGTGGATGAGCCCTACGGCGATAGATTACTGGGTGTCGACCCGGCGCGATTCGGCGATGACCGCACATCCATCTGCTTCCGGCAGGGGCGAAAGGTCCACTGGATCAGGAGCTACAGCAAGAAATCCACGATGGAGGTTGCCGGCATCGTCGTGATGGCAATCAGGGAAATACAGGCCCAGCAATGCGCTATCGACGTAGGCGGTCTTGGTGCTGGCGTCTATGACCGCGTGGCCGAGATCATCCCTGCATCTGAGTGCGATGTGGTGCAGGTCAATAGTGGCGACTCACCGATCGACGCTGATCGCTACACGAACAAGCGCGCCGAAATGTGGGGCGAGATTAATGACTGGCTTCTGGCGCAGCCTGCATCAATCCCTGATAGCGACGAGTTGATGGCAGACCTGACGCAGATCCGCTACTCGTACAACAGCAACCAGGCGCTGGTGATGGAAAAGAAAGAGGACATGAAAAAGCGCGGCTTTAGGTCGCCCGACATGGCCGACTCTTTGGGGTTGACCTTTGCAAAGCCGGTTAAACGCAAGCGCGCGTCTCCGAAACATACGCCGATGGGCGTCCTGGACGCAGAGACAGGCTGGTAACAGAACAGTTTTTAAGTAAGCCCACTTCGGTGGGCTTTTTTACGCCGGTGCACATCGCACTGTTTTCACAAAGGAAAGAAAATGGCACTCTCGCTCCAAGGTTTGGCAAAGAAGGTCCTCTACAAACTGGAAACCATCGTCGACCAGGCGGGCAACCTGGTTGGCTTCATCGGTCCCAATGACCGCGTGGTCTATACGGCAAACGACGCAGCCGGTTCGTCGAGCACGATGGTCCCGGGATCTGGCAACCTGGCTGTTTCCGTCTCGCCGGCCGGCGTGCAGCCAGGCGCCACTGGCAGCGACTACGTGCTGGCCGTGCTGACCATCCCCGCGAACGCCTTCGACGGCCAATCATTCCCGGCCGCGACCAATCGCATGGCCACCATCATGGCCATCGGCTCGTTCGGCGCCACCGCCAACAACAAGACGCTCAAGATGGTCGTCAATGCCACCAATCCAACCGTCGGCCAAGCGCTCTCTGGTGGCACCACGATCGCGACGACTGGTGTGGTTGCGACCAACGGCAATGGCTGGCAGCTCTCGGCCGCCATTATCAAATACGGCGCCCAGAACTCCAATACGCAGCAGGCGATCCACTTCGGCTCCCAATGCGGCGGCGCGGTGACTGCGCTGTCGGCGCCATCGAACCTGACGCTTGCGG